TCGTAATCAGCTTTGGCTTCTGCACTGGCCCATTTTTTCTTGCCCTTACGCTTGCCGGTGGTGGTAAGCCAAGGCCCTTCAAGGTGGAATGCCATGATTAGTCGTTGACCTGTGTGTAGTTCAGAACATTGCCCGAACCATATTGTGATTCGGCAATCATTTTAGCTTCATATCCATGATTGGCATAGATAATGACATTGGCAGTTTGAAACTGATTGAGACGAATCCAAACATTGAATTTACACATGATCGTTCCTTGAAAGTTGAATTACTGTTGCAGTGTGTATATAATACGCTGAACTGTAGATGTTGTCAACTGAATCTTAGGTGTTGCTTAGATCATACAGTCCAGTTACACCCGGGCCCTTGCAGTTTTTATCATTCATAAAAGTGCATACTTGACTTCTGTTGCCGCCTGCATTGAAACTGAGATGATGCCATGGCATACGAGTACCGGTAGTTTTCCATTCTGACAAAAATTGATCATATCTGATATTGTCTCTTATCCATACTGCTCGAGTATGATAATCAGCCTTGCTAGCCGACTTGTACTGTATATCGCAGGCCTGTCCAGATTTATGTTGGCTCTTTGCATATCCAATGTCTGCTCTAAATGAGCAGGTCATGAATGCATCTGGGTACTGTTTTTTAATTGGATCAAAGCAATTGATCACTAACAATCTCAAATTGTCACAGACCTGTTGTACGGTTAATCCATTCTGTGGTGCTACTGTGGCCACATCATAGGGAAATACCACTCCCGGCTGTTTGGTAACTGTTTTGACATAATACTTTATACCAGTCAACGGACTATCATAAAGCAGTGTGTCATCCACAGACCCAGCAATTGTAGTAGTTCCGGTAGTTACTGATGCAGGACGGTCGCTACTGGGAGGAGTCCCAGCCGGAGCAGGCTGGCCGTTACTACCAGGACGGCCACTACTTGGTGGTGGGGGCGGTGAGGTAGCAATTGTGACTGATCCTGAAGTGACCTCAGGAACACTGCCATTTGCCGGAGCTGATGTATCACTAGCCGCAGGATTGTCTCCGGCATTTTTTCCTAGGTCTAACTCATATTGAGTGATAACACCTTCTTGGATCAATTTCTTGTGATTGGCGTCAACGGCTGCTTCATCATCACTACCGTCAATTTGATTTATGGCCATTTCTCGGGCAAGTATTTTTGGTGAATCTATTGGGTTAAATACAAAAGAATCACCTCCTGTAGGTATTAACCAAAGTGCAATCTGCACACCATTGGCATAGACACTGCCGCTGTGAAAAACATCTTCAATTCTTCCATTACCCGGAATATATGGCATTTGTGTTTAATTCCCTTGATATTGCTTTGCAATATTTATTCTGGCATTGGCATAGGAATCAACCGCATCTTTTCTTGCCGATACGGTGGTCACAACATGAGCTCTGTTGATTGAAATATATCCAGGCTCTGCTAATACCATGAAAGGTACCATACCTAATCCTTTTTCATTCATGGTTAATGTAAAGGGCTCAAATAAATTGAGTTTGTCTGTTTCGATGCTTTTAAATGTGGCAATGATTTCTTCTCCATTGACCAGCTTGATACAAATAATATCACCGTCTGTAAAACTTTTGTTAGCTAACATTTTTTTCCTCTTTGTTTAATTCAATCCAGGTGTGGTCACCTAACCACTTAACTTGACATATATATTCATAATGGTCTGGGGGACCGGCACTCCAGTCATCGGGACCATTATGAGTTAATATCGTACATTTATCTATATGATTATAGGCCAGCCAATAAATCTGGCCGTGATAAATTTGAAAATTGTACTTGGCCGCATGAACAGCATCTGTGATTTCCAAACGCCGTTTAATACTGGCTGCTTGCCGTTGTAGTACAGTAACCAATTCCATAATGCGATCATATTCTTGTTGAGCATGCATTCTGGCCACATTGACCATGATGTCTTTTTGCCGTTCAACCGGAATAAGATCGAACTTGGGACCACCTGCCTCAGTAGGGTATGGTGTTACATTGCGATTAAGAAAGGTGACTAAATTGCCTCCTAGTTCTGCATCGTAGCTGTCTCGTCCTTTGAGAACGTTACTGCGTTCAGTCATCACCAATTAGACGTTCTAGGGTCTTGTAGTGATCGTAGGCTTTTTTCAGTGCAGCAAACTTTTCCAACTTTTCAGGATTGGGATCTGGCAAAATGGCCAACCTATCTTCGATCGCTTCTAACAGTTTACCTAGGCTACGGCCCTTCCATTTAATATCGCCTTCGAATTCGGCATCAGCCTTAACATGTAACCCAGAACTAGGATTAACTGTACTCCAAGTCGGGGATGTGCCGTTACTGTACAAAAAACTTCCGCCAGTGGTAGCACCAGTAGTGGTATAAACATACGGACTGGCATGTGGATTAGTAGTGGCACTACCACTGTTAATGGTTACATTACCATAACTGTGTAGTCCGCTAGTATAGTTCATGTTGTTAAAACTGGCTACATCAGCAGTGGTCAGTGGACTAAAATTTGAGGTATATAGACTACTGATATCGATCTTAGGTATGCTGGCAATATCTACTGTGTCATCGGCTGAATAATCTTTAGACATTGACGCCCTCTTTGAGATATTTTTGTAGCTCAGAGAATCCTCCGATCAATTTTTCGTTAACAAAAATCTGCGGAACACTGCGAGCATTGGGAACTGCTTCTAACAGATCTTCTTTGCTCCAACCATCACCGATTTTACGTTCTTCAAACTCAATACTATGTTGTTCAAATAATGCTTTTGCCTGATCACAATAAGGACACTGATATTTAGACCATAAAATTGCTTTCATTTTTTATCCTTTTTATAAATCTGGAAGTTCTTCATATGTAACTTGATCCGACATGACTCCAATTACATAATTTGTAGATTCATTTTCCTGCAGAGCTGTCTGTTTTTTATTGATATTGACATGTTTGTTAAACCAGGGAATAGGATTGCTTCGAGGATGATCTGCCAGATATTTAATTCCTATATCCTTAAGACGTGTAAATGCTGTATAGTCTACAAAGTCTTTGAGAATAGCAGCATTTAGCCCAATAACAACCCCTTTCTTAAACAGATAGTCTGCCCAGGCTTTTTCTTCTGCAATAACTTCCATATACATAGCATACACTTCTTCTCTACAACTTTCAATTATATCGGCAAACCTTTGGTCATCTTTTATCACATTATTGATTAACCAAGCGGTCCATTCTGCATGTAATAATTCATCCTGTAATATTAAACTAATAATATTACCATTACCGATGAAAATGCGATTCTCCACCATGGCCAGACTGGTAGCAAATGAAACCATAAAACGCAATGCCTCTAGTGCATAACTGGCATTCAGTGCCAGCCAAATAGCACGAATATGATCTTTTTCGTGAACTGAGTCAGGATTGGTTTCTTTCTGACAATTTAATTTGTGTAGTAAATCATAATAGTTGCCTACGCTCGACGCCATATCAACAATTTCTTTAGTGTCATGAATTTTGTTAAATTCTTCTTTGGGCACACCATATACATTGCGAATGATATGACTGTAGCTCTTGCTGTGAATATTGGTTTCAAAGAAACTCCAGTTACTGACCAAGGATTCTAATTCTGGGATACTGATCACCGGGCTAAAGACCTGTGTTGGTGCTCGGCCTTGAATACTGTCTAGAGCAGTCTGTCTCAGCAGATTGCTGGTAAAGATGTGCTTGACAGCATCACTAGACTCTTTGTGGTCCATTTTGTCTTTGGTTAAACTGATTTCTTCCGGAACCCAAAAGAATCCACGAGCCAATTCTTCAAACTTGGCAATCTTAGGGTACTTAACCTCCTCAAATCTCTGTACCGTTACTGGACCTTCTGGATCCAGAAACATGGTTCTTTTTAGATAGTTGGTCTGTTTGCTGATGTTGTATTGTGCCTTGCTCATTTAGATTCTATTCCCATTGCCTGAAGGAATGTCATCCCACAGTACTTTAGGAGCAGCAGCCGGCTTGGATTCAGATTGTACTTCTTCATTAGGGAAACTAGTCCAATCTACACTATTTTCATTTCCGCTAGGGATATCATCCCAGTTCATGCTATTTTCATTTCCGTCTGGGATCTCGTCCATTTGAGTGTCTAATCTACCATCATCTTCAAATTCAACGACTAATCCGCCATCTTGTATCTTAATACCAGTTACATCCTTTCTACTGATGGCCATCAGTAGATGTTCTTCTGCTTCTTTTTCGATAGGATAATCTGCAGGGATGCCATAATAAAATAACCAAGTTTTAATTTGTTCTGCAACGGTTAATTCTTGCTCTGGGCTCATGTGTTATTTCCTTATTGTTATAATTTGCAAGCGACACAATCTTCATCATCAGAATAGATTGTAACAGGCTCTGTATTAATTAATCTATCACTTTGAGTGGTCAGAATATTTTTACTACCTACCTTGTCAATAAGGCTATAGTAAATTGTCTTAATCCCCCAACGATAGGCCAACATTAAATTCTTAGCGATTACAGTACCCGGGACCTTTCCATCTCGAAAATGTTTCGGACTATAAAAGGTGTTGGTGCTCAGGCTCTGGTCAATATAAGCGGCCAACACCGCGGCTGTTTTTAAGTAGCCTAGACAATCCGTCTGTTCCCACATAAGTTGATAGCGGTTTTTTAATCTACGATATTCAGGAACCACTTGTACA